CCTCCAGAAGGGGTAACAGTTACTGTTACTAAGAAAATTGGACAAGTTTGGAACTTATCTGGGAATGTAGATAATAACACTAATTTAACCATTAAGCAGTTTCTAACAAGGTAACTGAAGATGCGAATAAATACAATATGTCTAAAAAATTTGGAAATTAAAATGAAACAGCAACACAACTTAGGAGGATCTAACTAGTGAAGAGCGATCTTAAAGCACTTGTTAAAGGACACATTAAAATATTTGATCCTGAAACAGATGAAATTTTTATTGATAAAGATAACAGCATACATTACGAAAATATGAGTATTGCATTAGCTGAAAGTTTGAGTAATGCAGGACAAGGATACATTTATGAAATGAGTTTTGGAAACGGTGGCACTTCGGTAGATCCTACAGGAATTATTACATATTTAACTCCAAATTCTACAGGAACAAATGCAAGTTTGTATAACCAAACATATACAAAAGTAGTAGATGATCGATCTATTAATAATACAGATCCTGCAAGAAATAATATAGAAGTTAGACACGCAAGTGGTACTAATTACACAGACATTTTAGTTAAGTGCTTGTTAGATTTTGGAGAGCCAGACGGGCAACAAGCATTTGATACTGCATCGAGCTATACTGATGCTTATGTTTTTGACGAGTTAGGTCTTAGAAGTTACAACGCATCGGGAACAGGTCGATTAATAACTCATGTTATATTTCATCCTGTACAAAAAGCATTAAATCGTTTGATTGCAATTGACTACACTGTACGTGTTCAAAGTTTAGCGGGGTAACTTATGTCATACTCTATTAATTATACAGATTCTACAAATAAAGGAGAGATAGTAGTTGAAGATAATACAATTAATAATGAAACAACTATTGCATTTCCAGGTAGATACACTTCGTCGTACGGGCAAGTTATATCAGAAAATTTTCTACATTTATTGGAAAATTTTGCAAATGATACTTCTCCAACTCGACCTGTTGAAGGGCAACTTTGGTATGATACGTCTATCGGTGTAGATCAATTAAAAGTATACGATGGTACTACATGGACATCTGCAGGTGGATTGAAAAAATCAAAATTACAGCCAGAAGTATCAAATAGTGCAGCAGGTGATTTATGGGTTAATACAGACCGTCAGCAGTTGTACATGTTTACTGGTAGTTCTTGGATTTTAATCGGTCCTTCGTATTCAGATGGACTATTATCCGGCTTAGAAGCAGAAACTGTAGTAAGTATTGAAAACATTTCTTATGTAATATTATCGTTAAAGGTTGAAAATGTACCTCTAATAATTATTAGTCCAGATGCATTTGTTCCAAAAGTCACAATTAATGGATTTAGATCAGGAATTAAAGCAGGAGTTAATTTAAGTACATTAACAATTAACAACCAATCGTTAAAATATAATGGTATTGCAGAAAAAGCTGAAAACTTAATTGTAGGATCGGATGTAGTGCCTTCTGGCAACTTTTTAAGAAGCGATAAAATTTCAACTACTAATTACGAATTAAGAATTAAAAATAATAATGGCATTTATGTAGGCAATAATAATCAGTTATCAACTAGCATTGATGGAGAGATTGGTGTAATACAACATAATACCAGTGGGTCTAAGATAGATTTTAGGTTACGATCAGCAGGTATTATAAAAACAATATTAACAGTTGATTCTAACCAAAGAGTTGGAATTAATAATCCTGCACCTAATGAAAGTTTAGATGTATACGGTAATGTTATTATTTCTCCTAAAAATGACGAACCTGGATCTGGAATTTTAGAAGTTTTTAGTACGGCTGATAGTAATGATATTTCTTCAGGGTCAATAATCACTAGTGGAGGGTTAGCAGTTGCGTTGAATACTACGCTTGGTGGAAACTTAAATGTATTAGGGTCTACTGTAACAACTAATATCCAACCTGATTTAGCAGCAGAACGAATTATTGGCAGTTCTGAAAACAAATTTGCTCAAGTACATGCAACAACTTTTTTTGGAAACTTACAGGGAAATGTTACAGGATCTGTTAGCGGCAGAGCAGGATCTGCTGACAAATTAACTAGTGTAACTACATTTTCAATTGCAGGTGATGTGTCACCATCAAGTTTTGAGTTCGATGGACAAACTGGAGGTAGCAATAAATCGTTTAATATTAAAATTGCAAACAGTTTTATATCAAATAAAGATTCAATTAGTAATGCAGACGACTCTGATGAGATTATATTAAATGCAATTACTGGAGAAACAGGTGTTTATAAAATTTCTAAACGAAACTTTTTAAAATCTCTTCGATTAACACCTGCAGGGGTAATATTACCGTATGGTGGCTCAACACCGCCGGAAGGGTGGCTATTTTGTAATGGTGCAGAAATTAGTAAAACTGAATACAACATTCTATGGGCAACAATTGGTCATACTTTTAAAGACCCTTCGCTAATTTCCGATTTTGGAGTTAATTTATTTGCACTACCTGATATGAGAGGTAGATTTCCACTAGGATTAGACAACTTAGGTAATACTAGTGCAAATAGAATTACAGACTTTCAAGCAAACACATTAGGCGGAGCAGCAGGGGCTAATTCAAAAACAATACAAACTTCAAATTTACCAGAGCATACTCATAGTTTAGAAGATATTACAGGATCGCAATATTATGCAGTAAAGGTAGGTGCAGGAGAACCTGTCGATGATGAAGTACTTCAATTACCGTTCGAGTCCGGTGCAGGAGGTAGTCACGGGTTAACTACTAGCGGAAAAGTAAAAGCAGATGTAGTCGGACAACCGGTTGATATAATGAACCCGTATTTAGCATTGAGCTACATTATTTACACAGGATTATAAAACATGAGTTATCAATTAAACAAAACTGATGGAAGTTTGTTAACAGAATTAGTAGACGGACAAGTTGATAAAGACAGTACAAATTTAGTATTAGTAGGTAAGAATTACACTGGATATGGTGAATTTATAAATGAGAATTTCATTAAATTGTTGGAAAATTTCGCTAATACTGCAGCCCCATCAAATCCAGTTACTGGTCAAATTTGGTGGGATACTAGGGAAAATAGATTAAAGATTTTTAATGGTACTAATTGGAAGTCGTCCGGTGGATCTTATGTTCAAGGTTCAGTTCCAGATATGGTTGCAGGTGATTTTTGGATTGACAATAGAAATAATCAACTTTATGCGTTTGATGGGTCAGATTTAATTTTAATAGGACCGCAGTATACTGCCGGGCAAGGTAAAACAGGATTTGAAGTTGCTACTATCATTGATTATCAAGGAGCATCCAAAACTATATTAAAATTATTTATTAACAACGAAGTAGTTGCTGTGATTAGTAACGTAGAATTTACTCCAAGGCCTGACTTGCGGATCCCTTCACTTATTACTGAACAAAATCCAGATGCTATTATATATAAAGGAATTAATGTAGTAGATAAACAAACATTTACTATTTTAGGTTATGCAGAATCTGCATATTCATTATCAACTGAAAATGGCGGCATTAGGACTCCTGATCAGTTTTTACCATCAGACTCAGACGGATATACTACTGGAAAATTGTTTATACAAAATTCTGGTGGTTTAAGTATTGGTCTAGTTAGTAATAATGTACAAAAAATAGTTAACGATAGATTCTATATTGAAAATCAAATCAACGATCAAGATCTAAGTATTCGAGTACGATCATCTGCGTATGGTTCATTAATAAAAGATGCAATTTATGTTAAATCAAACACCGCATCTATTGGAATTTTTGAATCTAATCCCTTATATACGTTAGACATAAATGGCGATATTAGGGTTAAAGGTAACATGATTGTAGAGGGAGATACTGTAAATGTCGATGTTTCCACGCTGTCGGTTGAAGATAAAAATATAGAATTAGCAAATTCAAGTTCAGGTCCTGTCGGTGACAATTTAATGGTCGACGATGGGGGTATTATTTTACGGTCAACTAGCGGTGATAAGTCGTTTACTTGGAAAAACTCAACTAATTCATGGACGTCAACTGTTAATATAGACTTATCAAATACTGCAACTTCTATTAAAATTGGCGGAGTAGATAAACTTACTAATACTAGTTTATCAAACATTTTGTATGCAAACGATTTAATTACAATAGGAACATTGCAATATTTAAATGTTGATGCTATTAATATTGATAATAATGCTATTGTAAGTTCAGTTCAGTTATCTCTGCAAGGTTTAAGTGGTATAAATTTAATTCCACAAGGCGATATTGAAATCGTAGGAAACCACAAGATTACTGGGTTAAGTGATCCAATAAACGATCAAGATGCTACTAATAAACGATATGTCGAAACTAGAGTATTGCAAGAACCGATTGTGTTTAGTATGGATATTACTGGGTTAGGAGTAGGTGCAGAGTTAATTGATACGGTTGTAGGGTACTTAAATGATTTATATCCTGCATCTGATACAGTATCTGGAAAAATAGCTAGAATACATACAACATCATATACTAATGTAGAATTTTCAGGAATTGACATTGATTCTGCTAAAGATGTTAGTTATATTGCAGTAGATTCAAACGGAACATTAAATGAGTCAGTAGTTCAAGATATTTCATTTTCATTAGCAGGTGGTGTTATTAATATGCTATTAAATAGAGCATTAATGGTATTTCAATCAGATGGCATTGGATGGAATTATGTATCAACGACAAACTACTAAGTGCAGTTTTAAATCGCGCATTTCGGATAAATAAAATATAATACTAGGGGTTTTGTCACATGGCTTATCAAATTAATCGATATAATAACACATTACTAACTACTGTCGAAGATGGACAAGTAGACCAGTCAACTGATTTAATTTTTATTGGTAAAAATTATTCAGGATATGGTGAAATACAAAATGAGAATTTTTTATTTTTATTGGAAAACTTTTCAGGATCGCAAGAGCCACCTAGGCCATTAAGCGGTCAGCTTTGGTTTGACAGCTCAAACAGTAAATTAAAATTTTACGATGGGTATAAATGGAGAACAACTGGTGGGGCAGAAGTTGGTACTGACGAGCCTTCAGGTTTAGTTACAGGTGATTTTTGGTGGGATGATGCTAATAATCAACTTTATGTTTATAATGGATCTACTTTTATATTAATCGGACCTCAAAGCACAGGCGAAGGCATTACTCAAATGCAAAGTAGAGAAGTAATCGATACTGCGGGAAATACCCGAAGTATTATTACTGCAGTAATTAATGACGAAGTTATATACATTATTAGTGCTAACGAATTTGATTTAAGTGATGTAAATCCAATACCTGGTTTTGATAGAATTAAAAAAGGTCTAACATTAATTAACACTAAGTTAGCAACAAATGGAGTTACTACTCCGCCAGACTGGTGGTTTTGGGGAACTGCATCAAATGCAGCAAAATTAGGAGGTATTGATGCGGATCAGTATATTACACAAGTAGATCCTACTTTTAATTCTGCAGTAAATTTTCCAGATGCAGGTATAACGATAGGAGATTCGTTAGATTTACGAATTTATATCGAACAAGGCAATATGGGTGTAATTGAAAATATCATTGGTGTAAATAATGAAATTAGATTTAAAGCAACTGATAGCACAGGAACTTCAAATAGAATTGCCACAATTTCAAATATAGGATTAGTGCCTGCTATTAACAGTACAGGTAGCAACGGATTTAATTTAGGGTCTACTTCGTTAAAGTGGAATGAAGTGCATGCTGTAAGTTTAAAAGGTGTTGCAGATTCAGCAATTGCATTGCGAGTAGGCTCTGTTAACATGCCGGCATCTACGTCTGCTACGCCAGAAACAGTAGCAGTTAGAGATAGTAATGGAGATATTTCTGCAGTATTGTTCAAAGGAACAGCAACACAAGCACGATATGCTGACTTAGCAGAAAAATATACAACTGAAGTTGAATACGCAGTAGGAACAGCGATGGCAATTTGTGAGCATTCTGTACATGAAGCATGTCCTGCAGATTGCACATCGATTGTAATAGGTGTTATATCAGAAAATCCTGCGTACTTAATGAATGCTGATATAACTGGACAAGCTATTGCATTAAAAGGTCGAGTACCTGTTCGAGTAATAGGTCCTGTGACAAAAGGTCAAAAAATTAGTGTTGCACGTGATGGAGTTTGCGAAGTTAACGGTGAAGGACCGTTAGTTGGTGTAGCATTGGAAACAAATTTAAATGACGAAGAAAAGTTAGTCGAATGCGTACTTAAAGTATAATGGATGAAATTACTGCTGCTAAAATAAACGAGCTTCAAACAAATATTGATTTAATTTTAGGAATTGGAGCAGGTGACAAAGGCTACGGACAACAAGTCCGTAGCTTTCAAGTTAACCGAAGTGATAATACTAACAACACTATACTTGCATCTCATCTTAATCAAATGTACGACGATTTGAAAGTTATTCGAACTCATCAAATTGGTGTATCAGAAATACTTATAGATAAAGTTACTTCTAACTTAAACTTAGTAGGAAAAGATGACAGTAATTTTATTACAGATGGCGGTGATCTTGAAATTGATCCAGACAGTGAAACTAAAGGAATACTTGATTACGAAACTTTAATTAATTTAGTAGTTTCTGACAGATTTTTAATTCACGAAACACAAGGATCATTGGAAAACGGAATAACAAGTACCCGGTATCGTTCGTGGAACGGAACTATATATCACGAAGTATCTGCAACATTTACAAATAGCAATCATAGACGACATTTTTTCAATTCGGGTGGAGATATTCGGTTTGATGCTAACATTACTGGAGCATCATCTGCTAAAGGAATTAGATGGGCTCAATTGTGTAATGATAGTAAAACTATAATCTTTAATCATGGATTTACTACGTCAGAAGGTTCTCAGGAAGGAATACCGACTGATATTGGTTTTTTTGATTTAACTACTACTTATCAACTTATTTTTTCTAATACAATCACTACTGGTAACTATGTTAATAACAAATATGCAATATATGCAAAATTATACGATACTAATTCTGTATATTTTAAGATAGAATTTAGTGATGTTGTTGAAGAAGAATTTGATGCAAATGTTGACGGGGTTATAACTAGCACTGTTCGACAATATAGAGCTACAGGAGAAGTTACTGTGCCTTCACCGGCATATAGAAATGTAGCATCGTTAGATTCGTTCGAAGAGCCGCAAACATATAAGTTAATTCCAAGCTCAACTAGAGTGCGTGAAGGGCAAACATTTACTATAGTATTAAGAACATCCGGTGTTCCAAATTTAACACCGATACCTTATACAATTACAGGGATTTCAACAAGTGATATTCAATCACCGTTGAGTGGATCGTTTGTCATTGAACAAGAATATGATTCGATTGATATAAAAGTTTCTAATGACTTAGAAGTTGAAGATGATGAAACTTTAACCCTAACTTTAACCAACAACAAAGCATCGGTAAGCGTTGTATTAGAAAATACAACAGAACCACCTACTTATAACATTTCTCCTGACAAAACAGCAATAAGTGAAGGTGATACTGTTACTTTTACTATTACTACTACTAATATTGTAAACAATACAGTTTTATATTGGACTGATATCGGTACATCAGAAGCAGCAGATTTTGATGATGGTGTAATTTCTGGCACAGTTGTTATTGTTAATAACACTGGATCAGTAAGTCGAAAAGTTAAAAACGACTTAACTACTGATGGATCTGAAACTTGCATACTTGAGTTGAGAAGTGGTTCGTTTTCTGGAGAAGTTCTTGCAGTATCTCCGGACGTAGTAATTAACGATACAAGCTTAACTATCCCTCCACCTGAAATTAATGTTAGTTGGAGTACTACTGTAGGAGTAGTAGGAACTGCTGTTACTCTTTCATGGGATACAAACGAGTCAACTACTGTTGTTCGATATGCTATTACTAACTCAGCATCGAATCCTACATCTTGGACTCGTGCAAATACCGTAAACGGCAGTACGCTGTGGACTCCTCCAGAATCAGGAAGATGGTACGGTCATGCTATTGCATATAATAGTAAAGATGAAACACAACAAAGATATGCAACTATAAATATTCAAAATCAAGCTGCAGGATTACCAACTATAGCTGTTTATTGGACAGACGGTGCTGTAGAAGTAGGTGATGCAGCAATTTTTAATTGGTCTACTACTAATGCAGTTTCTGTTAGATATGGATTTGTATTTAACACATCTTCTGAACCTACTTCTTGGACCCCTACAACAGTAGTTAACGGTAGTGCATCATACAATACAACTACAGAAGGAACTATATGGGGATGGGCCGAAGCAACAAATGCAGACGGTGTAACAATTAAAGCAAATTCAGGCATTTATGCTTCTGAAGAGCCAGTTATAATTACTCCTCCTCCTTCTCCTCCTCCTTCTCCCTCACCACCCCCTCCTGATGTTATAAATTGGTATGTTAGAGCATCAAGAGATACTATATCACAAGGAGGATCTTATACTGTTCGATGGGGTGTTGAAAATCACACTAGTAGAAATACTTCAGTATCTAACCGTTTTTTCAGGTTTGTTGCAGCTACAAACGATGCAGTATACATTAGTGATTATACTACAGATCCATCTATGGAAAATGGCAATTATTTAGATCAGTCAATTGATACTGACTCTTCTGGTAATGGGTACATTGATGTTGAAGTATCTGTATCGTCCACTGCGGAAATTGGTAAAACAATAGGATTTTCGTGTGTGGATCAAACCGGCCCTATTACTGACGATCTTGATACTACAGAAATTGTCGGTTCTGGAAATCCCCCTCCGCCAGCTAATCCATATTATGAGTTATCTGTTGGAACTAACAAATATTTCAACGAAGGAAACACTATAACCTTTTCAGCAACACACCGAAATAATCCGCACGCAAACTTATATTTGTTAATCGAAGCAAATAGTTCTAATCATGCTTACCCGTCAAAGTATCCTATTGCTACTCATCAATCATCTGAATGGCCATCTAAAATGCAAACTTTAGGTATATGGCAAAATGGAAAATCTACAACACCTGTTGAGGGATTTGCATCGCAAACATTTACATGGTGGTATTATGGTGACGTTAGTACTACAGGACGACTATACGGTGCAGTTGACAATGCTACACGAGTATATGTTAACAATACAGAGGTTGCAGCATTTGGTGATTTTACAGCTTGGAATGATCTTGGTTCGGTTGTTTTACCAGCAGGGTGGAATTATGTTAAAGTAGTTGCAGGAAATTTACCAGTTAACGGAGATAATGGAGCTGTTTCTAGTTCTAATCCTGCAGCAGTAGGTTTAGAATTTATACATAGTGGAAGTGTTGCTTGGACAACTCGAAGCGATCGCAATTTATTATACCCACATATTTTTAGCGAAGCAACATTTGAAAAAACCTTCCCGCAATCAGAAGTAAAAGTAAATCAATCAACATCTGCAGTTGCAACAACTACATTAACCGCAAGATCTGACGAAGTGCCTGAAGGCAGGATAACATTAACAGCATATTTAGTAACCATTGAGGGCGATAAAAATTCACAAGTAGCTACAGAAACATTTTATATAACTGGATAGTTTGTAAAATACATTATCTTAATATACTTCTAAATTACAAGTTGTTCTGATAAATACTGATAATATATTATAAGGATTTAACATGGCTAATATAACCGCAAACCGAATTAATGAATTGCAGACACGAATTGCAAATATTCTAGGAACAGGATCAGGTCAATCAGGGTACGGTCAAACACTTGCTAGTTCGCAAGTAAGTACTACTGATATCGTAGATGCTGACCACTTAAACAATATGTATGCGGATTTAATTAGGATGCGGATTCATCAAGTTGGAACATTTTCAAATTTAACTAATGTTGATGAAAATTTAAATGTTATTGCCGAAGAAACTAGTTATTTTGTGAACAATTCCGGGCAACAATCAGCAGATCCAGAAGGTACATATAACGGTATATTAGACTATGAAAGATTAATGTCATCAATTGAAGCGGATAAATTCTTAATAGATACGACTCAAGCAAAAATTGAAGATGTGTTATCAAGTGCAAGATCAGTTTCATGGAATGATTCTATATATCATGAATTTTCAGTAACATTTCAAGATGAAAATCATAGAAGGCATTTTTTCAACTCAGGTGGTCAAATTAGATTTAGTGCTACAAATACAGGAACATCGTTATCTGATAAAGGTACTAGTTGGAAGACATTATGCGAACAAGTAGGAATAGTTAAATTTAATTATAATTCAACAGCATCGTTATCAGGTAACGGGCAAGGTTCAAATATTGGCAATTATGGATTAACAACTACATACCAAACTATTTATACTTACACAACAGGTACTGGAACATATGCTGGTAATTTTTATAAAATTTCTGCATACTCGAACGGCACTAACAAAATTTATTTTAAAGTTGAATTTAACGACTTTGCATCTGGCGATTTTGATGTGAATGTTGATGGAACATTAACTAGTAAAATACAACATTATATATCAACTGATCGGGTTATAATTGCAGCTCCAGAATATACAACTGAAAAAGGTTTAAATGAATTTGCCGAGTCGCAAAGTTTTAGGCTATCTGCTGATAAAACTGTTGTAAATGAAGGTGGCAGTGTTGCAGTTACATTAAGAACTACTGGGGTTTCACAAAATACTACAGTTCCATATACTATTACCGGAGTTACAACCGATGATATTGGAATATCATTAACTGGAAATTTTACAATTGGTAGCACAGGTGAAGGGAATATTACTATACCAATTAGTACAGATTCTGTTTCAGATGAAAATGAGACATTGTTATTATCATTAGATAATAACGAAGATTCAATATCTATTTCTATTTCTGATTTAGTTCAGACTTATACTGTAACAACAAATAAAACGGAAGTAGTTGAAGGAGAATCAATTGAGATAACCTTGACAACTACTAATGTACAAAACGGAACTATTATATACTGGAAAGATTTTACCGGTACGTCTATATCACCTGAAGCAGACGATTACAGTGATAATGCAAATAGCGGATCATTTAGTATCAACAATAACATTTACGTATTATCTCGGACATTAGTATTAGATACAGTTACTGAGAATGAATCTTTAAACATTGAATTTTTTACTGATAGTGCGTATACTAACAAAGTAGCAAGTACTGGTCTTATACCTATAATTGATATAGAATGGACAGTAGCTGCTGATCAATCTACTGTTGATGAAGACACAGATAGCGGTTTTAGTGTTCTTGTAAGTCCACCTGCTGCAAGAAATTTTTGGTACACATGGGGAACTGTTGAAGGATCAGGTAGTACATCTAGTGCAGGAGCAACAGGACTTACTGTAAAATCTCCGTTAGTTACTACAGATTCTACTATTCCAATGATTATATACAATGATGCTAATCGAACAGTTGAAGTAGATAGAGTAAATGTAACTGTAAATAATGTAGAGGTTCAATGGACATTATCTCCCGATACAATAACTGTTTACGAATTTGAATCAGCCTTATTTACAGTTACCGGCTCTCCGAATACAACATTTTATAGTAAAACAAGTGATTCTGAAACATTAACTGATTTTACAAATGGCACAGAGCAGACTACTCAAGCCGACGGTACTAAAGAATTTACTATATCTAGTACTGATGGAGAAACTACTCGGTATGTCCATATATTTGCCGATGCTTCGTCCACTACTTCATACGATGTATCTACACTTAATATTACAAATGTGCCGTGGACTATTAACATTGCAGAATCGTCAGTAATTGCAGGAAGTTTTATAAATGCAACAGTAACCGGACCAAAAGGACAGAAATATTATTTAAGGTGGACAACATCGACGTCTAAAACAGCATCTGGAACATTGTTAACTACTGAACTTACAATGCCTAACGACAGGACACAAACTACATCTATTCAAGTTCCTAACACTACTGGTACAATTTATATTCATGTAAGTGTATCTGCTAGTGAATCACGTGTAGAAGGAACTACAGTAATTTATGATACATTAACTGTAACATCAGCAGTTTCATGGGGAGCATCAGTTAGTCCGTCAAGTGTAACTCAGAATAATTCAGCAACATTTACAATCACCGGTCAAAGTGGTAGTCAGTACTATTATAAAATTGCAACAAGTACCTCTGCTTCTGCATTGTATTCGGGATCAGGAACTATGCCTTCTAATAATACAACTTCCTTTTCTAAAGGAATGACAACTGTTGGAACATACTACTTATATGTATACACCGATGCCGGATATAGTACATTAGTAGCATCGTCGAGCGGAGTAACAGTTACAGTACAAGCAATAACACCGTCGATAACATCAATAGGATGGAATAATTCTACAATATACACTAATGCATCTCCTTCATCGTCTACATTATCGTGGACAACCTCAAATGCATCATCTGTGCAATATGCGTTAACATCTTCCGCAACAACACCGACGACAGGTTGGATCAATGGAAATATTAATGGATCTGCTTCATATAGTGCAAGCTCAGCAGGAACTATCTACGGGCATGTTAAAGCTATTAGTTCAACTGGGCAAACAGCAACAACTTATCGCACATTAGCTATTACTACACAAGTAATTACATATTCGTGGTCAGTAAGTAAATCGTCACCGTCTACAGTATATGGTGGAACATCGACAACATTTTCTGTGTCGGTATCTCCTGCTGCTTCAAGAAGTTTTACATATTCATGGAGTACAAAATCAGGATCAGGCACTACTAATACTTCAGGAACAGCTAGTTTCTCAGTATCTGCACCGACGGTTACATCGTCTGGTAATGTTACATTATATATCTATGAAAACAATGTTCAAAAAGCATCAGTTAATGTGTATATAACGTATGTTGCTCCGGTGTCGTGGTCAATTTCAGGCTCAAGCTCGGTAAATAGTGGAGAGTCGTCGACTTATACTGTCACTGGACCAAATAGCACAACGGCATATTGGAGATTAGGTAGTACTTTATCGAGCTCAACTTACAAAGGATCTCTTACAACGAATAGCTCTGGATCAGCTTCAATTAGTGTTAGTTTTCCATCAGTGACTAGCACGCAAACTACTTATATTTGGATTGTTAATTCGTCAACAACTACATCATCAAGTTTAACTTCAAAATCAGTTACTATTAATTATGTTGCATCGTGGAGTGTGTACGGTCCGGGGGTAAATAGTCCGTATTCTGCGTATGAAGCTACTTCGGGAACATTTTATATTTCAGGACCACCTAGCACTACAGTGTATTATAGAATAGGTACAACATTAAGTTCATCGACTTATAAAGGGTATACTGCTACAAATACAGCAGGTAGTGCTACTGCTACAGTTGCAGCTTTTCCATTAGTTTCTTCTAATTCTACGAATTATATTTACTTAACAACATCAACAACTACTACATCTTCGTCTCTTGCGTCGTCGTCGTTTACTATATTAAATGTTCCTTGGACAGTATCTGGAACATCTAGTGGACAAACTGGTTCTAGTGCATCATGGACTGTTTCAGGGCCGTCGGGCCAATATTTTAGCGTAAGGTTACGTACTTCTGCAACAGCAACTTCGGTATTAAATGATACTGGTACTACAGGTACTGCAAATATAAACGGTGTTGGATCAGATACAGTTTCCGGCACGTTGCCTTCTACTACAGGGTCGTATACCTTGTATGTATATGATATTCTTGGAACAACAGTAGCTACTTATTCGGTAACAGTTAATGCATCGTGGTCAATATCTGGATCAAATTCGGTGCCTAGCGGAGGATCAGCAACATATACTATCACTGGAACAGCAAGCACTACTGTTAAAGTTTATCGTGATAGTGTTTATGCTGCTGCAGTTACATTAAATTCTAGTGGATCAAAAACGGTCACTCTTACATTTCCAACCGTAACTCAAACAACTGACAGTCTTATAACAGTAACTAATTTTAATTCAATAACAACAATTTACGCAGTGAAAACTGTATCAGTAACATATACTGCTCCATCGTACGATATTCGAATAGTTAGCTCAAGCTCAGTAAATGATCTAACTTTTCTTTCTGTTACAGCAAGTGCAAATGATGCAGTTGTATACGCTGGAGCATCTGACGAAACTACTATAAAAATTCCTACATACTTTGCTGGTGATGCTGGACAAGACGGTACTGCTGGGTCAACAGGTGTTTGTTGGGGGATAGCATATAGGGCGTTAACAAGTTCTATTACATCGATATCAGGACTTGCTAGTTCAGGAGTATCTCATGCTGCGGTTGTAGTACGTGATGCAAATTTAGTATCTGGAGGAGGGCAGTTTGGTTTTGGCACTGGAATTATATCAACTGCTTCGGATACATTTGGAAGTGGAACTATTACTGGCCTATCGACAAGCAAGACATACCTTATTGTAATAACAATTGCAATAGATGATTGTAGCACTACTAGTGCAACATTAGGTAGCGGATTTACTAGAAATATTATACGGTCAAAGACTAATAGCACAACAACAACATTTGATGATGAAAATTCAAACAGAACAGTAATTATAGGTTCAAAAAAGGTATCAGGAGTAAGTTCAGTTTATTTTTCTGGAGTTACAATACCTAATGCAAAAACTGCTGCATACTCCACATCAGTTTCGTATGCAGTAGGAGGATTCTATATAGAGCAAAAATCATAGTATAAGTAGATAAACGTTCTTAGGTGATTAAATAATCACCTAAGAACGTAATTAATATGTTTAATGTTAAGCACCACCGCCTGACAAAATACCATTAACAGTACCGTTAATAGTCAAATCATTAGCAACAATATTTCCAGTAGTGGAATCAATAATAGCAGTTGAATCTTCACCGATAACGTCAGATGTTATTCCTAATGAGTAGTTTAATGTACCGGTGATAGTTAAATTGTTAAATACTGCATCACCTGACATAACATCTATAATAATTGAAGAATCATCACCTATTACATTGCCTTTTATATCACCTAAAATTAAGCCATCTGATATTAAATTTGAGTTTACAATTAATTGATTAAATGTACCAATATTATTGTAATGGTCAATCATTAAGTTGTCTTGAAGATCATAAATAGCTACTTTAAATCCAGAATTAAAATTTTGAATTTCATTGGAAAATAATAATTCTCCAGTAATTGTAGCATTAGACACATTAATATTTTTATTAATATAATCAACTATAATGTTATCTAAGTCGTCAACAATATTTCCTTTAACTGTTGAAATTATATTTTGCGATGAAATTTCATCTGCAATTAATGATGTGCAACTGATAATATTCGAAGTTAACGAGGATAGTGATGCTGTAGTAGCACTAATTTCGTTCGAAGTTAAATTTTCCGAAATTAATGATAGTGTAGTACAATCTGATGTATTAATAGAGTCAGTAGATATTTGCGTAGAATTTATATTAGTTGTTGTTACACTATTAGAATTGACACTTTCTACAATTACAGCCGATTCTGCAACATCGAGCAATACAGTATTTGCACTATTTACTATAGCATTTTGTACTTTTATTACATCTGACAACACTGATATGCTATTTATATTCTTAATAAAACCTACTCCCCACTGTAATGTATCAGAACCTAGTGAATATATTTCCGAAGCTTGTGGGGTTAAATTAGAAGCTATTTCACCTTCTAATTGTATGATGCTATTTACGGGCATAATTAAATGATTTATATTACATGTGCTAACTGTAGTATTGTTAGACACAGATAAATCTCCATCAATAGTAATATTACCGGTAATATCAATGTTACCAGAACCTCCAATAGTCTGGTTATTAAGATCCATATCTGATGCTAGAGTTGGAGAAGTATCTCCTATTAACGAAGCAGACATTGTTACACCGCCTGCTGTGTACCCGTCTCCTACATGTAATCTCTTTGTATCTGTTGTATAAATCAATTCACCTTCTAACGGTGTAATTAATTGTCGTTCTGTATCTGTTCCTCGTCTTAGACGTAACGCCATAATAGTAACTCCTGGAATATCTTATATTATAATATTTATCAGAATTTCAAATAAACTAGAAACAGATACAAAAGATCATTTTCTTTTCTTAAAGAATTTATGAGTCCTTACTTTAACATCTTTGATTACTTTTGTAGTATTAATATCAAATTCTACATTAGTAATATAGTCGCTGTAATTATAAAAAAACTCTTCGATAGCATCTTCTACAGTTTCATCTTCATCAAAGTTTTCAGGTTTAGTTAAATCGATTGTCCATTGTTCGCCATTTTCAAAAGATACGTGGAGTACATCCACGTATTTTATAGGAATAGCTCGAATTTCAATATCCTTAAAAATTTCAGGCCATTGATCGATAATTTCTTTAGGGAGTTTTCCTTCTTGATTAAGTGCTCTGCTCATTTTTCTTAGTTCTTGCTCTAGTTGTTTTGGGTTTAGGAGCAGAATTTTGTTTTTTTGCAACTACTTTAGGTTTTACTAAAGTAGGACTTAATTCATCAGCTTGTTTAGTAAGAGACTCTGCTTCTTTTAATAAAGATTCTGCTTGTGCTCTTAATCTAGTTGCAATTTGTTCATCAGATAATACATCAGGCATTGATTCTGCTATTACAGTATTTGCAACAGGTTCTTCTTTTGGGAAGTTCATCGGTGGTAAAGATCTTGGCTTTTCTTTTTTACCAGAAGGATCAGAAAGTGCTAAGTCTGCAACACTTACCCCTTTTTTAGCAGCAATCAGCTGATTTAACTCACTTAATAAAATTGTCGAAGTAGTAGTTGGAGTCATTTCTACATCGGACGATTTTACTTTAACCATTTTACCAGTACTATGAAATCTTGCAAGCATATTAGACCCATCAGGCAACGGTGTTCTAGACATTGCTATAGCTAAATCTTGCACTTGTTGTCCTGCAGGCGATTCTACTAATTTCATTAAGCTGTCGTGTTCATCAGCCATTAAGTTTTCAGTAGTTATAACAATCGATGACGTTGGTTCGTTGGGTACTACATGATACGCAACTACTACCCTGCGTTTATTTTTCACCATACGACCTACATGTTTTAATAACATAAATCAAATCCTCTTATTGTTGTTTATTTTGTTGTTGTTGCTCAATTACTGCTGTTAAAAAATTATCCAATTTAACATAAGTTTGTCCAACTGACACCATTTCAGTCGGTTTAAATGCACCTCTCTGGCTTGCTACATCAATAATAGCTTTTAACGACTGCAAGTCTTGGATAGTTATGTCTGATCCTTGATTAGTTGCAGTAGCGTTTTGGTTAGATTCTTGTGCAGAACTAGTAGTTTCTTTTGTTTCTTGTGTTGTCATTAAAATCTCCTTTGTATTTATTGTTTAGGTTTGTTATGTATTTCAATAACTATTATATTACTATTTTGCATGATATCAATGATTACTACTACAATATTTTAATACAAATAAAGAAAGTTCTCGGTTATCTTCGAATGCAATTTTAAGATGCACTTTAGACTTCCCATCTATCATTGATACAGCTTTTCCAATATAATATCTATTCTTTAAGTTATTTAAAATCCAACTGTCAACAGACATACTATGCGATATATTTATGTCAATACTATGAAAGTGTATTGGTAAAAACATAACTCGTCTAGCATTAAAACATTGAATTGGATTTACTTTCATCATAAAAATTAAGCTTTCAACGACATAGCCTTAACAATTCCATATCGTTGCAAGTTGTTTGCAAATAACGCAATTTCAACAGTTTTTCTTTCATTAGTTAAAACAATAGATTTTTTTGTTAAAAAATACGGACAATCTATAAGTTTATCTAAAAATACTAGTATTTGAGGAGTTATCGGTATATCTTTTGGATATGGTAACTCATATGTTTTTATATCTAGTTTTTTTATAACTGAAAGACCGTTGTCGGTTAATCGTAACCCTACATTTCCTCTATTGCGAATGTTATACCACCATTCGTAAGTATACTGTTTAATAGAGTCGTCTGTAGTAGGCAATCCTAATTGTTCTAAAAATAATTTAGTATAAATTCTTTTCCAATTAACCATACACTTCTCACTAAATAAGTATTTATTTCCAATCGCTCCCCCGATCTAATCTAATTTCAAACACTTCATCTGAAGATTTAGATGAAGATGCAACTAATGTTTCTAAAGAACCTTCTAATCTACTCATTACTATACCTAGTGTATATGCTAAACTCTTAGCAGCATTGATATCTAAATTAACATCTCTTGCACGACTTAAATCAGCAGTTTTTACTTTTTGTATAAACTGCTGAATAGGAATAGTATTTAATGGTTCACACTCTTGCACTTGCTATCTCCTAGTAAGCTTATTTAATATATTTTGCGTTTAAACTTTCAGAAATTGTTTGAGCTTGATCTGAAAGTTTTTGCAAGTCCCATTTAGCACAAAATTTCATAAAGCGAATACCTACTTGTGAAATTGCTTTAGGCTCTACAGTAGAAATACTATTATTGATAATTTCTTTAATATTATCAGGCTGTGCAGATAAATCACATAATATAACATTTCGGTTATAATCGTCTAATACCCTATGTTCAGTTCCATTATGATCTACCCATTTTTGCAACATTAAATTATTCCATGTAAACCCTTTATTTTTTCTATCATCAAATGCGTCTAACAGACCTACTTTTGTCTTTGTTCCTTTTTTTCGGACTCCAGGATAAGCAGAAAAAACATTGTCAGATGTGTCACCGCGTATACATTTTTCAAATAATGACCATTCAGGATCAGGTGCTTCTTTTGCTTGATTAGTTTTCTTGTCAATTACAGCATTACCAAGTTCGTCAAAATATCCTTCGTGTGTAATTGTAGTATTATTAACGCCATTATATTGTTTTACATTAGGTGCAATTAATTGAATAAAATCGCCGTCTGTACTAATTATAACATGGTTATCATTGGGATGATGTTGTATCCATCCTGCAATTAAGTCATCTGCTTCGAGATTTGGATGCTGAAGAACTGTGCAATTTGATTGATCATTCATAAACGACGTAAACTCGTTATAAATTTCCCAAAATATCTTATCTTCTTCAGCTTCTTGGGCAGTCATTGCATCACGAGTTTCTTGTCTATTACGTTTATATGGTTCGTAAAAATCCTTCCTCCACGAACGCCCTTCTAAACATATAACTAAATGACTTCCTTTAAATTCTTTCCATGCTTTAATAATGCTAGAGAATGTAATATGAAGAGCCATTCCCACTTTAGTGTCAATATCACCTCGAACAACATGCCGAGCTCTAAAAAATAAATTACTAGTATCCAATAAAATGTATGTATTCATTATGTTTGTTTAATTATAAAATTGACGATATATTAAGTGAGCCTATATTACGATCTGAACTTTGATTTGTTTCTTCTAATATTTGTAAGATAATATCTTTAAACCACTTTTCAACAATCTGTTCATTTGTTTCGCCAGTATAACCAGCATCTATCAAAACTTCAATAAATTCATTATTCCAATCTAATTCAAAAAACCCATTTTTAATGTTATCTTCGTTTATATGAGTGTCTAATACTGCAACCCAAGGTTGTTTATTTTTTGTAGCAATCTCTTTTTCTTTGCTAAATGCTTCTTTTTTATCGAGTTCTGTTTCAATTCGATCTTTACAAGTATTAGTTTTTTTAGGTTTAAAAAGTTTATTTAATAAATTCATATTATTCTCATTAAATTAAGTGTTCCACGCATTTCCAAATAAATCAATATGTAATCTTGGAGAATATCGCCAACCATTTTGCAAAGCAATGTTAGCAACTGTAGTAGAATTAAAAGAATATTCTTCTGATCTACCTCCAACTGGCATAACATACACTGGGCAATTAATATTTACACTACGATAGTCTTCAATTGCTGAAATAACTTCGTTAACATCGTTGCTATCCATAATAACAAATTTAAAATACATGTTACTGTTATTAACACTATAATATTCAAAAGCAACATCGTTCCTAATAGCATCAGTTCTACATTCACCGGAAACTGATAGTTTTGGAGAGCAACTCCAAGTGATTTTAATTTTCGTTTGATCATTAAGGTAATCCTTAAATTCTTGATGTAATCGTTGTGTTGTATTAGTTTCAAATGTTACATTTTTTAAATTTTTCATTTTTGGATGATTAAACAAGCTAATGTAGATTTTTTGCCATCCTAATAACGGTTCACCACCTGTAATTATTAAGTGTATGTCTTGCCCGTCGTTTGTTACCCAATCGTTATTTGGAGTTAACGATATTAACTTGTCTACTAATTCATCTACTGTACTATCGGTTGCGTACTTTTTAAATTCAGGATATACACTAGCATAAGTATCGCAACCTGTTTTTATAATTGGCAACTCTTCAAAGGTATTTATGTTTGACAATATATTATTATCAAGGAGTGATTTAACTTCTGCATTATATTTTTGTTTTTTAGTATCTCGAGGTAATCCAAAACCTTGACATCTAAAGTTGCACCCGAATGTACGTAAAAATACACTAGGTACACCGGCATGCAGACCTTCACCTTGAATTGAATAAAAGCACTCTGTATAACGAAGTTTTTGTGTCATGAATAGATCCTTAATAGTGTTACAAATATGTAACATATTGTAACACTATTAATAGTAGAAGTCAAAGGTTTATTAAGGTAATGGTTGATCGTTTTGTTTAATTTTCTTTTGCATTGCTAAGGTTAATTTGTGATACAATTTAGGATTAGTTTGAACTAACTCTAGTGCGGTACTTTCATCAATTGCATTATTAACGTCTTGGTTATTGATTAAACTAGGCTCTTTAATTACTGCATAGTTAGCTAATTCTGCATAATACGGTTGTGTAGACAGTACTGTGTTTATATGCCTAGGATTCTTCTTAATCTTATCAAAGTCTATTTTATATTGATTAAGTGACACCGAACGATTATGCCTGTTAATAATAATATTGGGAATAGTACGTTCAATTAACTCAAAGATTTCATTGCTAACAGGACGAGTTAAAAGGTCTAAAAATTTATTAACAGGATCATTGTAAATAATTTTAGTTCCAGAATATATTTGTTGCCATGCAGGAGTACTATACATACTTAAAAGTGACTGTGTCGCAAGCATTTGTAACTCGTTAGATTGGGGGAATAATGCTATGTTTCCATACCACTTTTTCACTAACGCAACTTGAATGTTTTTTGTTATGTATGGTTTAATTGATGCATAATGAGGCGACCCTCCATTTTCAATATATTTAATCAGCAAGTCTTCTGTAACATACTCTTTAGGAATTGCTGATACGTCGCGAGTTACTTGCAGATACATACTTGCATTAGTTTTGTTCCATGAATTTTGATTCTTAGCTAATACTGAAAAACTTGAGCCGAAACGACCATTCTTTAGTAAAGAATAGAATATTGCTTGACAAACAAATTTAGTTCGATGTTTTTCAGAAAGATTGTCATATAATACTTGAGAATTAAAAGACCCAAGAACTGAATGGTAATAATGTACTAGCACATCCATTATTAATTCGTTAAGTTCTTTATCTGAAATATCATCGTTAAGATGTTTTACACATGATGGATCTTTTTTTATCGCATATGCTGCTAATGCCATGTACCTAGGAGTGTCGTGCGGAATTATTGATAAATTATGTGCATTTCGTTTTAATGAATTTTTAACAGTAATATAATTAAAATACTTTTCATCCAGATCAGATAATAGTATAATACCTTTTGACACTGCAAATGCGATTATTTTATTTTGCTGGTTTTTTGGTAGTGTATCTAACGGAACTTCAGATAATGATCCCGAATGGCTTAAATACTCTTTTATAGTATCAACATTAGTTTTTTGATCGTCTGGGAGATATATATAAAAATAGTATTTAAATGCGTTAATAACAGGCTGTAGTTTTTTTATATTTTCACTAGAAGGTAATAAATCTGTTTTAATAACATACAAAATACTAGAATACTCGTCAAAACTTGCAAGTGAATCGGCTAATTTGATTACTAAACTTGAAAGCAGTTTATCAGGTAGTTCAGAAAACAACTTAACAAGCATATTAGGATTGTTATATACTACTGAAGTTAAGTAATCTTCGTTTAACTCTGCCGAAGGGACATTTCTCCATTTTGAGCCATATCTATCAAAAGTAGTTGCTGCCGAACCTAGTCGTTTAATTGTAGAGTTAAATTCATTATGATTATATACGTTTTTGCTTAGGTAAAAAACACCATCTAGTTTTCTTGATTCGTTAACTGAATTAACCCAATTTACAACGATATCTACAAACTCTTCTGGATAAGAACCATGTTTTGAATAAACTCTATCATGAGCACCGAATGCAATAGTATAGTCATCTTCATTAATGAACGGTTTAATTGCTATACGTGCATGTGGATCATCGAGGGCTATATCATCATTATCGATTAAATATGCTACTATAACACCTTCTGCAATATCAGTTGGAATATACTTAGCATTTGATCCTGTGTCCAAATTAAGACATGATTCCCATTTTTTCCCTGTAGACATTTCTGCAACATCATATTTATTTCTTGATATAACAACAAGTTGTTTAGCCTGACTTTTATTTTTAACTAATGGATCTGTTTCAAATTTACGCAGTAACGACTGATCTTTAATTACATTTTTTAAAATACTACCTATCTTTACAACACGAGGGTTTGATAGTTTTTTAACAATTCCTTTTTGATAATCCACTAATTCAAAGTTCATCTTATTGATTTTTAATATTACAGAAGGATCTGGTATTAGATTTTTGTTAGTTCTAGCAGGATCGTCATGATACAACTTTAGAGTTTTTTTATCCTTATTAAGAACTTTTTCTAATGACATCTTAATATCTTTAGCTGATTCAACTGCTAAACCTTTTTGATAGTCTGTAATAAAATACCCTGCATCCTGCAAAGCATGTACAACATCGTCATTTGGTTGATACGGTGATATAGGAATATAGATTCGATCTTCGTTACCAAATATATCATCCCATTGTGAAGGACTGTAATTTAGTTCTGATAATTGTTCATCTATCCATTTTTTATTTTCAAGATCTAATGCTTCTATAATAAGCTCTGCTATTCTCATTTCCATTCCATCGCTAAATAAAAATTATAAACAAACCGACAAGAGCCGACAATTTGATTTAATTGTTGTTCTTGTGTTTTATTAGGAAATAATCTATACTTATATTTCAATCGTTGCATAAGGATATTTATCAATTCGCTCTTATCCCCGACCTGAAGTTCGGGGTTTTACGCTCAACTGGATAAATTAATATAGAAAAATACGCTTTTATTGTAAAAGCGTATTTTTTAATTAAGTATCTAATATAGATGTACAGTTTTTCTAATTCCAATTATTATTAGCTCGATATTTAATAATGTATGCCGGTCTAAGCATCCACATATTATTTTGTCGCATATTTACATTACTAATATCAACCCATTGATTATTAATTTTAACTTTTGGTTTTGATTGATAATAGTTACTTCCAAATAACTCAACTACTGGTAAACTCATAATTTTTGCCTCCTCATAAAATGCTCTGACTCTAGGAAATGAATAATACTCGGGTTCTGTATAGTTAGATTTTGGTGTAATTGCCCATTGATCAGTTCGACCGTATTGTTGAGGACTTTTCCAATTTAAAAATACGCATTCGTCTGATTTTGGATGATCTTTCACCAAATTAATCCACCATTCAATCGCTTCGGAGTAAATATGGTAAATTGTGTTTACACCGTCTTCCTCCCATAACAATCTCATTATATTATAAAGCAATGTGGCCGAAGGGCCTGGACATCCTAAACCACCTTCATACATAGTAAACGATGGAATGATAACATCACCGTCTGTGTCTAACCCAAAAACATTTTCTCCAGTTTCTTCATTTACAACTTTGTAAATTTCATAATAATGATTATCTTCATATGTTAGTTTAGTATGTAATCCTTCCCACGCATAATGTACTACTTCATTTAACGTCCAAGGATATAATGCTGGAGCTGCTAACTTTTCTAAGTCTAATACTTCTTTTTCTAAAAAGTCCGAATAATATCCGTTTTCTGTAATAGCATCATATGGAATCCCTAAAATGTTTTTTGTAAAATATTTTGCATATCGCCATACAGTAATTGTAGTGTATCTCCCAAACGTCCCTAAACACCGTATCAATCTACGTTTTTGTTGTTTAGGATCGTCCCATGAGCGATACGGTTGTAATAACCCATTAGAACCTGCAAATACAGAATCGAAAATATCAAATACATATTGGGAGTATTTTGCATATCCTAATAACGAAGCAGTATATGTAGGATTACCTGAAGTTTGCTCGTATTCAGGAAGTACTGATATTAAATTCTCATCTTGACCATATATACTTAAAAATTGCCCAGTTGCTAATGCACCGTTCCACGGTTCGTTACCACATTCTAAATATAACCGTAAGCTTGGATCTAAGTTATCTCTAAACATTGTAGCAATATGAATATAATATTCAGGAGGTGAAGCTACAGGCACATTTAACCAACAGTCTTGTTTAAGACGATTACATATTTCAATCATAATTTCGTGAGGTACGTTTACACCTTGATTAACATATGATGCGTGACTTAACTTACCCATCATTGAGATATCACCTGCACAAAAGTGGTACACGTTAGCCCACGAATAGTCTAAAAATCTCTGACACTTAAACATTTCCTGTCTTTCTAAAAATTCAGGATAAAATTTTTCACCAGAGTCGTATAGCTCTAAGTATCTTTCTTCGACTAATTCAACATTTCTAATATGATTTGCTGGATTTGTAGATAACCATGTGATTAAAAAACCTGCTTGGGTTAAATGCCATAAAATTTCCGGTTCTTCTTGAGTATCAATGCCGTATTCCATATATACATCTTTGCCATCTGCTGTTCTACCAGAACAATCGATATAATATGTAATGCTGTTTGATGTTCTTGAGATTTCTGTAACTGGATGCGACGACGCTGATAATCCTATAGTGTTTTCCATAGTAATATCCCCTTCCCCTTCCCATCGTAACACATATCTTCCAGATTGATGAAATGGAGGGATCATCATACTAGCACCGATATTACGCCAAGGTGATGAATTTCTAGCAGCCATCATAGAATACTTATATCCTGTTGGTATAATTCTAGGATATCCGTCGTCGTCCATATTTAAGTCATCTGTATGGTCAATTCTAAACTTTTTAATATACCAATATTTGCGACGCTTACTATCTAAATCAATGCTATTTGCTGTAAAGGGAGTGTCAACAGTTGCAACAACTGTAGATGGAGTCTCAACTGCTGATACAAATTTAGTACCTTCAGCAACACCTTCACCGAGCATACGTTTATCGTATAGCACATCATTTAACAATTTATACCAGTCACCACCGTTATCTTTATCAATAATAAATGTAGTTTCGCCTGCATTAAATGTAATTTTACGAAAGATTAAGCGTGTCCCAAATGTTGAAAATGAATTATCTACACCATTACCATCTACAGATTTATCACGGTATAACCAACCGTAATATTTAGTAGTTTGTGGGAAATAATAGCCATAGTCTACAGCATCTCTTGCAATACCTCCAGAAGCATGCTTAACAATGTTAAGAAATATATTGTTAGTACCGTACCAGCTATTTCCTGTTTGATTTTGCCCGTGTTTATGTTTTGGGGTTCTATTCCAACTTTTAATATATGGAACTTTAATTTCAATATCACCTATATAGTCTATCTTAGGATAAAATGCTTTAGCATTGCTTGCAATAAAACTAAAAGGATAAGATAACGGTTCAGGTTCATCTGGTACATAAGCATCAGCTGTAGCACCTTCGTTAATCATTAGTCCATATACATACGAAGACGCATACAACGGCGTCCACGGTAAGTATGCTGGATCAGGATTACCTTCTATTAACGGTTGACTAGGTTGATTTAAAATAATTCTAAGAGGAATTGGTTTATATGAAAATCGTAACGGATCTGCAGTTCCAGGAGCCCATTGATAAAATAATCGATTACCTTGAGATCGTGTTGTTGTAAATGTTAATTCTGCTCGATTCCATGTGCTAGTGTTAGTTGATACATAGTTTGATTGGTGTGTTGTTTGATCAAACAATCGTAATGCACCGTAAAACTCAAGTTTTCCTTTTACAAATATTCCAACACCTACCGGCATTGTTTCATCGATTGTAACTGAACTAACATTTCCTTGACTATCTGCTACATTAACCGAACCTACTGGAGGAGTAAAGCTATAAGATACTACAGACCATACATGTTGCAATGGATTAAATTGTTTAAAAATTTTAATATGTTTTCTTCCAGTAGTATCATAAAATAAAATCCCCCAACCTTTTAAATCATGGTTCTCACTAGTCATTGTGTCATCATACGCCCATTCTGTAACACCATAACCGTTAATTCTAGTATATTCACTTGCAATTTTACCCCAAAAATCAACACCAAACCGAGATGGAAGTATGCTGCGATCATGTTCTTGATATAAAAACGTGCAATTTTTAACTAGTAGTTCAACTTCTGATAAGTCAACATCATCAAGTAATGATACATCTCTAGATATTTGTGTACTTGCAGTAGCATCGTATGTAAAAATCTCAGATGAAAAGTTAGCTGACGTAAATTGTAATGCTGCACCAACTCGCTCGTATAATTTTTTATCAGATGGAATAACTGCAGGTGATGATCGTTCTTCATTTACACTAGGAGTAATGATTATCTCTCCTTCAGATAATTCATTTTCAGTTATTTGAAACGATCCATTTTCAGTTTTCCATGAAATATGAGAAAATTCATTGTTTGCTGCTTGATCTTCAAATCCTGTAAACCAGTTTCCAGATGTTCCTACTTGTAATGTTGCAACAGAATTTAAGTACTTAGTTTTAATCCATGTTGACACTGTGTACACTGTGCCTTCGACTAAGTCTGTTATCGACTTCCATTCAGCAGTCATACCAGATGCCGTTTCGATACTAACACCTTCAATTAAATCAGCAATATTGCCAATACCAAACTCGTTAAGTACTGGATCTACAGGTGACTCGACTAAGTTTGGATAAACTTTATTAACATTAGTATAGGAATATAGATATTCTAACCCGTCATCCGACAACCGATCAAATGTATTTCCATAAGGAACTGCATTTTTGCCTAATCTACTATATTGAGCATATCTAGTAACATCAAATAATGTAGTTATAGGGTCGCCATTACCATCTAATTCGTCAATTGACGGTGGAAATACATCCAATATTGACGGTGCATACGACATCGAATATGAATTATTTACTTGATCTTGGTATACTATTGGAGAACTGCCTACTACTAATTGTGCTCCCCAAAGAGCCACGTCGGAAGTTGATGATATATCGATGTAATACTTGCAATTTGAA